CGCCCAGCTCAGGTGCCCCCCGGAGATCCCGACCTCCCCCTGCGGGCTGTACCGCCGCGCGGCCCGGTCCGCAACGATCTGCTTGCCGAGCTGGTAGATGGCCATGTAGATCCCGGCCATCGTCGCCACCGAGCCCATCGCGCCGGCGGTGCCAGCGGAGAACTTCATGCTGGTTGCCGCCTGCGAGACGCTGGACCCGAACTGCGTCGCGCCCTGCACCCCGCGCGCGAGCGAGGAGATGTAGCCAGCGATCCGGCCAAACGTCCCGCCGGCAACCTGCTCGATGAAGGCGAAGGAATCGGCGATCGATCCAGCCATCGCGCCGGTGGCGTCGATCCATCGCGTCTGGATCATGCCCGCCGCGTCACGCGCGCTGACGAGCCCCGCCTCCTGCGCCTTCCTGATCTTGGCAACTTCCTCGTCGAACCAGCCCCAGACACCGCCCATCTCGCGGCGGAAGTCCTCCGCAAGGCGAGTGAGCTCGTCGTCGGCCCGCTTCATCTCCGCCAGCATCCCGCGGCCGATCTGGTCGTTGCGCTCCGAGACTGGGTTCTTCGCCCCCGAGGTGATCCCCGCCCAGGCGTCGTCCATCTTCACCGTGGCGAGCTTGTAGGCGGCCTGCTGCGCCTCGTCGAGGCCCTTGGCGATCTGAACGATGGCGTCGGCGACCGCGTTCCAGGCCCGGGAGTTCTCCAGCCCGGCGGCCTCCAGCTTCGCCATGACCCCGAGCGCGTCCTCGAGCTCCCGCTGCCACCGGAAGACCTCGTTGTGCGAGGCGCCGAGGCGGAGGGCCTCCTCGACGAGCTTCGCGAGCTCCTTCGCCGCTTTCTCCGAATCCTTGCCGAGGCCCTGCACCGATGGCCGAACGTCCGACGCCGCCTCCCCGGTGCTCTTCAGGGCCTCTGCGGCGCGGTCCAGCGCGGCGTTGTACTTCTCGTCGAAGGTCTCAGCGAGGGACTCCAGGTAGGTGAGCGAGAAGTCCCCCTTGGCGCTCTCGAACCACGCTCGGAGGCCTTCCAGGGCGGTCTTCTGCTTCTCCACTCCGGGGATGATCGAGGGCAGCTTCTCCAGCATGCTGTACAGCCCCTGGACCGCCCGGAGCTGCACATCGATCGCCGCATTGATGAGCCCGAGGAGCTTCTCCGTGGCGTCCCGGAACGAGGCGTAGATCGCGGCCATCACCGCGTGCCAGTTGCTCGCGAGCCACTGCAACCACTCGGCGAGCGTGCCGACGAGCCGGGCGAAGCCCTCACCGACGCCCGAGTCGGAGATCACGGCCCGGAAGTCGAACCACGCGGTTGAGAGCCGCGCCATCTGCGCCTGCAGGCCCTGTGCAGCCTCCTCGGCCGCCTCCTTCAGGTCGGCGCGAAGCGCGTCGGCCAGCTTCGGCAGGAGGTCCACAGCCAAGACCTCGCCCATCTGGAGCGCCTTGCCGAGCTCCTGCGTCGTCATCCCCATGGCCTTCGCCGCCATGGTGAACGCGCCAGGGAGGCGCTCGCCGAGCTGTCCACGCAGCTCCTCGGCCGCCACGACGCCCTTCGACATCATCTGTTCCATGGCCAGGAGAGCGCCCGACGCCTGATCGCTCGAGAGGCCGAACGCGCGCGACGCCTCCATGACCGACGAGAAGACCTTCCGGGTCTCGGCCGCGGACAGACCGCCGGCCCTGGCGGCGTAGGAGAACTTCCCGTAGGCCGTAGCCGAGTCCACCAAACTGAGCCCGAGCCGGTTCGCTTCTTCGCGCAGGAACGCGAGTTCCTTGGTTCCGGCCTCGACGCTCCCGCCGACCAGGTTCAGGGTGCTCCGCATCGTCTGCATCTGGACGGTGGCCTGGGCGATCGAGCGCGCGACCACCCCAACGCCCACGCCCACCGCCGCGAACCTCGACAACACACCGCTGAGCGTCGAGAACGAGGACTGCAGCCCTCCGGCCTGCTTCTTGATCGCGGAGAGCGACGCCTCAACGTGCTTCGCGCCCTGCTTCGCGGCAGTCGGGTCGATCCCGATGCGGACCCAGCGGGTGGTCGCCATCTACCGCCTCGTCACGCGCGAGCCCGGCCTCGCAGGCCCGGCTGACTCCGTCGGTTCTGGGCGAGAGTGTTTCGCCGCCTCGCGCAGCAGCTCGGCGTCAAGCGCCTGCCAGAGCTCGACGTACCAGCGGCGGAGGTCCGGGACGGACACGCCGTGCTCGTCGAGCCAGGCGAGCATGGCGGTGTACGGGATGCGCCCCGGGACCATGCCGGCCATGCGACAGGAGTCGAGGTCCCAGAACCCGGCCCAGATCGCCGCCAGGTGCGCGGGGATCTCCGGGGGCAGATGCTCCGGTCGCACCCGCTTGCCACTCCGTCTGCGCTCCGCAATCGCATCCTGCTCCTTCTCAGGGAGGCGGCTCCACCAGAGCTCCCAGCGGAGCGCCTCGGTCAGTTTCCCCGGTCCTCCTCCACCTGTTCGGCGCGGAAGAGGTCCTCTTCGGTCGCCACGCGGACCACGTCACGCAGGAAGCGCTCGCCGATCTTGTTGACCGCCGTGCTCCCGGGGCGCACCACCTCGAGCCGCATGAGCCCTTCGGCCACCTCGGGCGTATAGGACGGGCAAACGTCGTCGTCGACGCTGACCCCGAGCGCTCGGAGCTGGTCAGCGAACTGCGGGCCGAAGACTTTCCGCAGGTCACCGCGCCAGCCCCGGCAGATCGCGTGCGCGGTGATCTTCCGGAGGTTCTCGACCGCCTCCTCCTCCGTCGGCTGACGCGACCGGAACCCGGGGCGCGAGTACTTGGCGTTGAGCTTCTCCGAAAGCCGCTTCGCGTTCTCGTTGCCAGCGGCGGCGATCAGGAAGGCCACTCCGCCTCCCCATTCGATCCACTTGCCCTCGGTCTCGAGGTCGACGTCGAAGTCGTACAGGTAAGACATTCGTTCTCTCCTTTCAGGTTGTCCCCGGAGCCCCGACACCGAGGCTCCGGGGGGAGTCATCAGGCCGCGAAGCGATCGAGCTGGATGGTGCAGTCGAGCCCGGAGTCGTAGTAGGCGGTCCAGTTCAGATCGAGCGTGACGTCGCCATCGAGCCCGCCGGTCTCCGGCAGGTCGCCCGTGAAGACGAGCTTCGGGATCGTGAGGATGTAGCTCTTCTTCCCATCCCCGCCCACGAGGCGCAGCGCCAGGCTGGACTCCTCGAAGTCCAGGTACTTGTCGATGAGAGTCTTGCCGGTCGGGTAGAGCCGGAACGACCCGGTGACATCCGCCGTGCCGTAGATCACGCCGACTGGAGCGAGCGAACCGAGCGCCCGCCGCTGCCGCAGGTTGTTCGTGAGCGCCACGGAGATCTCGGTCAGATTGTCCGCCAGCGCGGCGCCGCCCACCGTGAGCGCGGCGAAGTGCGAGGTGCCGTTGAAGACCGGGTTGGTGCCGGCAGCCGTGAGGGTGTTCGCAATGGTCGCGGCCGAGGTCGTGGCCTCCTTGCCCTGGAAGTCGAAGCTGCCGGTGATGAGCCCGCTCGCCGGGATCGAGAGGTTCACTCCGCCGACGCGCATGCCGAGAAACTGGAGGTAGAAGCCGAGATCGAGGTGCGACTGCTCGATGGTGAACGACGACTCCGTCGTCCCGTTGCGGAGGCAGCCGCCGGAGGTGATCGCCGCGCTCGTGGTCTCGTCCTCGAGGACCGAATCGGGGTCCTCGACCGTGATCTTGTTCGCGGAATCCTTCGTCGCGACCCGGAAGTAGCCGTTGTTCCCGGGCTTGGTGAAGCCCGAGAGCTTGAGCCACTGCCCCACGGCGGCGTTCGTGAACGCCGCCGTCGCTTCGATGGTGCCGGTCAGTGCCGTGATCTGGACCGAACCGCTGAAGTTGATCGCCGTCGTCCAGGCCGAGGCGAAAGCCGCGGCCAGCAGATCGTCGTGCGAGCCGTAGCTGAGCTCGAACTCCATCGAGCCGTTGGCCGAGACCCCCACCCGCTGCACCGTCGCGCGGTTGCGATCGGAGCGGATCTCGTTGCTGGTGACGGTTTCGGTGGGAGACTTCAGGCTCCCCCCGGTCCGCCGCACCGTGGTGAGAGTGGGGGTGGCCGGCGTTACGCCCCAGTTGCTCTCGGCGACGTAGGCCACGCGCACCCGGTTGCTGCTGCCCATGTGGACCTCCTAGATCCTCTCGTCCCGCCGGAACGGGATTTCAACGTTGACCTGATACCAGGCGCCGTCGGGTTCCGGCCCGACCGGTCGCGGTTGCGGTTCGAGAAACTGCATGCCGTTCTGCTCGAGGTCGCGGAAGATGGCGGCCACCGAAGCGGCGAGCGACGCCGCGATCGCATCGCCCGCCCCGATCGGCACGAAGACCTGCACGATCACGACGCCGGTGGTGCGCCGGATCGCCACGGGGCCGAGCTCGGCGCGCCGCGCATCCCCGACTCGCACCGAAGGGCGGATCCAGCTGGCCTGCTCGCCCGCCGCGGGGTCGGGCGCCGGGGGCTCGAAGCGCCCCGCGTTGAAGTCCGACCAGTCGACCACGGTGTCTTCCCAGCTCGCGAGCACCTCGCGGACCACCTTCTGTTCATCTCCGAACGCCATCAGTCGGCCTCGCTTTCGACGCGGCGCAGGAACCCACCCGCTTCGAGGCTGGCGAGCACGGGCGCAGCGACCCCGCTCGGCGCCTGCCCGGAATGCCCCTCCTCGAGGCGTTCGGCGTAGGGCAGATGGTTCGCGAGCCAGATGACGTTGAGCGCTGCCCAGGTGGTCGCTGGCCGCAGGTCATTCGCCTGTGGCGGGCCGTAGACGGGTGGGTCACCGCGTCGGTGCCCAACTGCCTCCGGCAGGGTGAACTCGTCGGGGGAGCCTGCGGCCATCGTCCACGAGCCGCGGTAGCGGCCGCTGTCGACGGGCGAGAGTCGCACCAGCGCCGCGAAGAGGTCGAACGCCAGCTTCAGTTGGATCTTGGAGATCTTCTCGGGGAGGATCTCGTCGGACCAGCGATCCAGATCGTTCTCGAACTCCTCCAGGTTGAGCACGACAAACATGGTCAGCCTCGCGCTCGCACGGAGTAGAGACAGGCCTGCGCGCCGGAGTAGAGCTGCTCCGGATCGGCCACCACCTGCAGACAACGCCCGCTTTCGAGCACCAGCTCGTCGCCTCGTTGCGGCGGCGAAGCCACGCTGGCCGCCGCGAGCAGGACCTTGACGTCCGGAGCTTCCGCCACTCCGGCTGCGATCTCGGCCGGGGAGAAGCGCTCGAGGACACCCAGCACCGGGGCAGAAAGGACCTGCCCCCCCGAAGCGAGCGCGCCGGTATTCGGGTCGTACCCGCCCCCGGCGCGGCGCCGGATCTCGATGGGCGCTCCGTAGCGTCCGATCAGGCGGACTGCCGCGGCACGGAGGGTCTTGTCCATGGCTCCGGGCATCGCGTCACTCCCCGTAGCCCGCGTGGTCCGTGGCGCGCTGCCGGTGCACGACCTCGCGCACCAGGCGATTGAGCTCGCGGAGCTCGGAGCCCATCTGATCCAGCCGCCGGCTGATCTCCGTGTAGTGCGCCTCCAGCGCGGCGATGGCCACGCGGCGATCTGCCGCGGCAGCGTCGACGCGATCGAAGCGCTCCCCGACGGCGGAGAGCCGGCCGAAGACGGTCGCGATCTCGGAGCGGACGCGCTTCTCGAGCTCGCTGCGCTCGCAGCGCTCCTCGGCATCCGCACGCCGCAACATCTCGACTTCCCGCTTGAAGTAGGCCGTCAGGACGGCCACGAGAGTGGCGACCAGCACTTGGAGGATGAACACCATCGCGGAGATCACCTCCGGGTGCGACTCGAAGAGGGTAAGCGCCAGGAGCGTCATGCGCGCACCAGCCGGACCACGCCGTATCCACCTGCAGAAGAGCTCAGCAGTGGCGCGGCCAGGTCATCCAGGTAGCTGAACGTGCGGGAAGCCGGTGCCCCGTCGGCGTATTCGACCTCGAGCGGGCCGACCTTCTCGCGCTTGATCGCTCCGCCGCGCGCCAGCGGCGCTGCGAGTGACTCCTCGAGGTGGTAGAGGGCCGCCTGGCAGGTGAGGCGCACGAGCCGTGGGGGTATCCCGGTCAACCCGCGCCCATCCGGATCTGTCGCCCCGGCCCGCGGCCAGGCCAGGGCCTGCGAGGAGTCGCGCACCGCGCCCGCCCACTCGTAGCGGCCGTCGAGCCAGGCCGTGGCATACCGGAGCGCGGCTTCCTTCAGCTCGAGGCTGGCCGCGGACCAGATCGCCGGGCTGCCATGCGCGACCGCGTAGGCGTCGAGCGCGGGGACCGAGGCGTAGCTCTCCGCCGCAGCGAGCCCGGCGCCCGTCTCCACGATCAGGGTCACGGGAGCTCCCCTCCCGCTGTCGAGAAAGGGCCGGCGGACGGCCTGCGGGAGCAGACGCCGAGGAGAGAGCGGCGCGGGGAGGGAGCCACCGCCCGCCGGCCCGTTCCATGCAAGCTCGGCGGGCGCACCTCGACCCGCACGCCCAGGGCACCGACGCGCCGTGCCGCGGCGCTGCAACCGGGGGCGCCGAGCGCCGCCAGCTGCCTCAGGACCGCAAGCGCGAGGCGTGCCCACCACGAAACCCGAACGACCGCGTTGCGCCGGACCCAGTCCCGCTGCGCAGCTCGCGCTGCCCGCCGCAGGGCCTTGGCGCGCCGAGCGTTCACCCGTTGCTCCCCTTCTGCTTGCGCGGCCGCTTCGGCTTCGGAGGCGCCTCTGCGGTCTCCTCGTCACTCGGCCCCCGCTGGGACTCCCAGGGCGTGTGGATCCCGGGGGCGAAGTCTTGCGCGCGGATCAGTAGCCGGCGCCGGGGATCGGCCGGATCCTGCACCGCGCAGAGCTCATACTTCATCGCGTTTCTCCTCTCGGACGGGGAGGCGAGCGGAGCCGACCGAGCCCCGCCCGCCACTCCCCTGCCGCTCAGTTGCGGAGCCGCACCGCGCGGTTCGGCTCGAGGGTCTTCACCCCGTAGAGCACGTCGAGCGCCACGATTACCTTCGAGTTGCTGCCGTCGTAGAAGAGCCGGCTGCGCAGCGAGAGCCCGGTCTGCGGATCCGCGACCGTGGCGATCTTCGCGCCGAGCTGCCCGCCGAGCTCGGAGAGCGGCGCGGTCGCGAGCACGAAGGCGTGCCGGTGGAAGGCGAGCGCAGCGCTGTGGTTGTCGAGGCTGACGGTGACGACCTCGTCGTCCGCCACGGCCTCCTTCAGCGCCGGGTAGATGCCGACGTTCGTGAAGGCGTTGGAACTGGCGGTCGCCGTCGCCGTCACGACGTAGCGCTGCGAGTGCCCCGCGAAGACGAGCGAGTCACCAGCCACCAGGGTCCCGGTGACCGCAGCAGCGTCCAGGTTGACCTTCGTCGCACCGGCCGCTGCCGCCCCGTTCGCGGCCAGCGTGCCGGTGCTCGCCGACCCCTTCGTGTGGGTCTGGATGTTCTGGCTCGCCAGGATCTCCATCCCGAACCGCCGGCCGAGGCTGCCCTGAATCTGCGCGGTGACGCCGGCATCACCGGCCCCGGTGTACTGCGTGAATGCGGAGTTGCCGAGCAGGTCGGCTTCCATGTCGCTGTCGACCACCGCGAAGAGGTTCCCGTCATGGAGCGGGACCTTGTTGTCGCGGAGGATCTTGCGAGCCGAGAGGAGATCCGTGTGCGCCGCGGTCGAAGCGACGTCGTGATACCAGGGGATGAACTTGTAGAGCTTCAGCAGCGCCTGGTCGATGTCGTCGGCCAGCGCGTAGGCGGCCGGGCGGATGTGATCGCGGATGATCTCCTCGCCAGTCGCCGAGAGCTCCTTGTCGGTGAGCTCGAACTTGACTTCCTTCCACTGGTCGAGGGTGATCTGGACCTCGCCAGCCACCAGGTCCTGCGCCGAGCTCGGCGCGTTCCGAGCCGAGAAGGTCGCGGGGCTCTTGATCGTGATGACCGAGCCGCGCTGCTGCGGCTGCTTGTCGTAGCCGCGGTGCACCAGGCTAGCCATGCCGAGGTTCTTCTCGAGCGCGAGCAGGGCCTCCTGAGCGTAAAAAATCGGGTCGTAAACGGACAGCGTGTTGGTCGCCATCTGGGGCGCTCCCTTTCAAGCGCCGCCCGTCAGCGGGCCGGCGCGGTTCAGGAGGCGAGACGCAGGGGAACTCCCCGCTGCTCGGCCTCCGCCTTCGCCCGGCGGTAGGTTGCCGGGTCCTTCGCCTGATCGCGGGTGAGGACGACTGCGCCGCCTCCCTCGCTGCCAGCGGAGCCGGTCGCCCCGCTGCCGCCCGTGCCGGAGCCCTCGAACGCTCGCGGGAACCGCTCCCGCAGATCCGCGGTCACCAGCTCGGAGATCGTCATGTACTCGCCCTTCGAGTTGAACCGATGCTTGCCCCGCTCCTTCGGGTCGAGGACCCGGGCGACGAACTCGTCGCCCTCCTCGACGACCTCGACCGAGGCGAGGACGTGAGGCAGGAGGAGATCGGGGTCACCTTTCGCCGCGGCGATCGCGCGGACCGCCTCGGCGCGCACGATCTGCCGCTCGAGGGAGGACCGCAGCCGCGCGGCCGTGGCGCGCTCCTTCTCGAGCGCCTTGCCGTGCTCCTCGGCCAGCTTGGTGCGCAGGCGCTCCCACTCCCCCTTCTTCTCGGCATCGGCCTTCTCGCGGTCGGCCTGTGCCTGCAACGCCGCGCGAGCCGCCTCGGGGTCGAGATCTCCGAACCGCTTCAGCAGCTCGTTGCGCTCCTTGTAGACCGAGTCGAGCTTCGATCGGAGCGCCTTCAGGGTCGCGGCGAGATCCTCGCCACCGCCGGCACTGCCGGGCTCGGGCTTCGGATCGTTCTGCCCCGGGGGCGGGTTCTGGGGATCAGTCGTCGGTTCGCTCATCGGGTTCTCCCTGGCACGGCCAGTGGTTTGCGGGCACGGCCCGCGTGAGATGAGCGCTTCCGGCACGGCCGGCCAGCGCTATCAACTCCAGGTTTTTCTGCATCCAGTCTGGATCTCGGGCCCGCTCCTCCATCAAGGCTTCGACTTTGCGCACCATCTCCGGGGACGGCTCGGGGAAAGGCGGGATCGGGTCGTTCGGCCCCAGGAAGGTTCCGACGTACTCCCGCTTCCCGTCCTTCGTCTCGAATTCCATCGCGGTCACGTAATCCACCGGGTTCTCGGGGTCGAAGGGAGGCAGCTTCATGGCAGCAATTCTACCACCAAGTGCAACCGCCAGCCCTTCCGGGCCGCCAAAGCGCCCTCAGCCGTTGCCTGATCAATTCGCTGGAGCTCTTCGAGCGTCAGCGGCTCGTAGGCGTTCCTCATCAGGGCCGAGAGATGCAGCCCCGGGTTGGCCCGGAAGATCGCGCCACGCCTCGGGCCGAGGACTGCGTCCTGGAAACTCGGCGGCTGCGCGGCGAGCCAGGCGGAGTAGTTCACGTCGGCGCTGACCTGCCCGATCTTCCCCGCCCGCTGGCTCTTGGGGATCTTCCGCACCGGGCGCGTGTCGCGCACGAACGGACGCAAGCGCACGCCGGGTGGGAGCAGCTCCCGCGTCTCGGGCAAACCCATCCCGCCGAGCCCGAGCTCCTCCCAGGACTTCGTGATCGGGACCGTCGTCGACCGGCACTGGTAGTGAGCCGGCGGCCTCGGCCCAGAATCGATCGGGAAGACCTGGCCGTCCAAGGCGCGGCAGGTCGGCGTCGTCCGTCCGTCCAGCGTCGAGACCCACTCCACCCCGGCAAGCACCGAGGCGCCGTCCCGATAGAGCAGGTCTCGCGAGCGGTTGCTGACGTGAGCGACGGCCGTGCGCACCAGCGCCTCGGCCTGGCCCTTC